TCGAGCCTGGTGCGGGAGCGGTTGAACAGCTCCATCTCGCTCTCGGTGAGGTCCCTACCGGTTTTCTCGGCGTCCTCGAGGAGGCCGTCCTGGAACGTCTGCTGCTCCTCGACCTCAGCGGCGAGGCGGGCGAGCATCGAATCGGAAGCACTCATGGGGTCCTTTCGTGATCGCGAAGCGTTGGCAACGGATGCCGGCGGCCTATTTCGCGATCGCGTCCCCCGCAACTCCGGTGGACCCAGTCCCCACAGAGGTAGTTCAGCGACCGAGTTGAGCGTACCTGTCCTGGAGGACGGCCGCCCGGGCCGCGTCGAGGTTCGGTGTCGCGACCACGATGCCCGTGGGGGCCTCTGAGAGGCCCTGTGAGCGCACGCTGAGGACGTTCGCGGTCTCGTAGGCGGGGTCGGGGACGAGCGCGATGTGGCCGAGCCAGCCGCGCGTGACGCGGCGGAGGTCGAGGGACGGCCATTCCTCCCCGCCGGGCATCGGGCGGACCCCCGCCGACGCGTCCAGGATCCCTTCGTTCGCGAGCTCCAATGTCTCGTCGCCGAGCTCCGTCCCCGCGATCCGTACTTCCGCGACGAGGCCTTCGGTTCGGGAGGGGTGGAGGCTCACGGTTTTCCCGACGGTGCGTTGGAGGTCGTGGTCGCGGTTGACTTTGATCCGGTTCGCCCTACGTTCGATCCCGTCGAACGCGCCCCTAGCGATGATCTCGCGGACGAGTTTGCCGCGGTGCTCGACGATGGTCTCGGTCTCGTACGGCATCACGATCAGCTCGATCAGCCGTTGGGCGTAGCTGACCCCGGTTTGGATCGCGGCGCGGATCTCGAGGGGGCCGAGCTGCTCGTTCACGTTGCCGTCCCCGGCTTGACCGATGCCACGGGCGCGGAGCCGACGGGTGGTGCCGTGCCGGCGACCGGTACCGCACGGTCGGGCGGCGGGATCGGGAGCGGCGCGGGAACCCCTTGCTGCTGCGGGTTGAGCTCGTCCAAGCGTTCCGCGTCGCGGATCTCCTCGACGCTGAGCGCGGGCTGGTGCGTGACGGGATCCACGATGCTGTTGAGGATCTGCGCGGTCTGGGCGCGCTCGAGGGGGGGCGGTTCGATGTACGCGTCACGGTTGAGCTCGATCGTGGTGCCGCGCGGCAATGCCCAGTAGCTGAGGGCCGACATGACGAACTGCGCCATCGGCCGCAGGCCGGTGCGCCAGTGGTGGTCGGTGAGGTTCGTCGTTGTCTTGTACGTCAGCGGGTCGCCGCCCGACGGGAGCCCGACGAGGTACGGGGGGACACCGAGGATGATCGCGATCCGGGATTGGACGTACTGGGACATCTCGAGGAGGCCCATGTCTTTCGGGTTCATCTGCGTCGGTTTCCACGTGATCCCGCCCGAGAGCACCGCCGGCTCGCCGAGCGACGACATCCGCGCCTGCACCCACTGCGTCTGGAGGTCGGCGGATTGCTGCGGGGTGAGGTTCCCGGGATGCTCGAGCACGCTGGAGGGGATGCCGCCCATGCTCACCATCCGGGTGACGTAGTCGGCGAGCACCTGGGCGGCGATGATCCTGCCCTGGGCGATCTCGAGGGGGCCGTGGCCGTGGCCGTCGGGGCCGACGCGGCTGTTGTAGCGGACGTGGAGCATCCGGCCGGTGACGTCCTGGTCACCGATCGTGTAGCGGCGGATCCCGTCCTCGACGGTGATCTGGACGTACCACGGGGAGACGACGTGGAACCGTGCGGGCCACCCCGTCGAGTAGAACGAGTCCGCGAGGACGAACGTTTCACCGGCGGCCTGGTAGTCCCAGAACACCTGTTTGAGGAACTCCTCCCAGCACGTGTACACGTCGGGGTTCGGGTTCGTGATCCAGTCGGTGTCGAGCGTCTGAGCGGCGCCGACCAAGTACGGGGGCATCGTGGAGAGCGTTTTCGAGTTGAGGTCGATACACGACCACGCGGTCTCCTCCAACGCGTCCGTGGACCCGTACCAGGAGGCGGTCCACTCGGCGGGCCAGCCCGACCACGCGGACGGCACGATCCTGGTTGGTCCTTGCGGCGGCGGGTTCGTCGGGTCGTCGACGACCTGGACGCCGTGCGGGTCACCGGGGTTCACGCTGGGGGGGCCGACGGTCCCGGGGGCGGCCGTTACGGGATCGTTCCCGTTCGGCTGCTCCGGGGGGCGGATCGAGCGCGTGAACAGCGGCACGAACCACGAAGTCTACTTTCCCGGTAGGGAATGTCTAGTGGATCGCGGGGACGGGGGCCGGCTTGTGCGCCGCACCGACCGCCCACACCATCGCGCGGACCAGATGGGTGGGGCCCCGGGCGATCAGGAACAGCCCGGTCGGTGCCTCCCGTACTTGGGCGACCTGGAGGGCTTCGTCGAGCTCGAACGTGGTGATGTCGTGGACGAGTTGCCCCCCGACGGCGAGGTCGCGGAGCAGCGCGAGCCCGGTCCGGGTTTGGGTGCCGCCGGCCGGTTTGGGGACGGGCGCGATGTCGGCTGGGACACGGTCGATCAGGCTGGCGCCGACGAGGAGCTCCGCGATGGGGCGGTGCTCGGCTAACCGTTCGAGCTCGTCGATCGCGGTGTCCCAGTCGTCGGTCGCCCACGCGTCAACCTCGAGCCGGCCGTCGGGGAGCAGGCCGACGGCGGCGACGGCGGCGCCCATCCCGTAGTCGTCCTCGAGCGCAACCCAGATCGGCCCCGTCGACGCGACACCCGCCTGGGCGCGGTCAGCCCACAGGCCCGGCGGCAACAGGGCCTCGGTTCCGCCGGAGGGTTCGGTGACCTTCCGCGGCCACTGGCACAACCATTGTGCCCGGAACGACGCGACCGGATCCGGCTCCTCCGGATCCTCGAGGGTTCCTGACCGGGCGGCCTCGAGTTGTTTCCGGATGGTGTGCTCCCTGCGTCCGGACCAGTGGGCCGACGCGTTCCGCCACACCTCGACGTCGTCGATGTCGGCCTCCAGGGGTGCGGACCATTCGATGATCAGCTCCCCGTCGCCGAGCTCCAATCCTTCCAACGCGAGCTTCCGCCGGCCGAGCATCAGGCTCGTCGACAGCCGGTGCGCTGTCGAGACGAGGAGGAGCTGCGGCTGGTTCCGCTCGACCATCGTCGGCTCGAGTCCTTCCTCGATCGACGACGCCCTGACTTTCCACGCCTCGTCCGCGGCGGCGAGGCTGACGGAGTACCCGTACACGGCCTCCTTCGCGCGGAGCATCCACCTCGAGCCGTCCTCGAGGAGCTCGATCTCCTCCTGCCCGTTCACCTCACGCACCTTGAACTCCGGGCGGGCTTTCGCCCACACCCGCGCCGGCCTTTGAACCTCCTTGCACACCGCGAGGTCCTTCCCCGTGTGAAGGACGTCCTGGGGCTCACCGAACCGAGTGCCCTGATGGATCCGCCACAAGCACAACTCACGGAGGAGCCACGACTTCCCGAGCTGCCTGGGCATCGACAGGATGATCGTTTCCCACACGAGCCGGTCGTCGGTGTCGACCTCGAGCATCCGGGTCGCCGCGAGCCTTTGCCACCACCGCAGCGGCCTCGACCGTGCCTCCGCCCACTCGATGAACTCCGGGCCAAGCGACCCCACCGCGCGGCGGTGCGGCACCGTCATCAACCGCGGCCACGCCGCATCCCCGGGCGGCACCCTGAGCTCCCGCAGCCACGGCACCCGCCACCGCCGATCGTCCGGCCCCAGCCCGGCCCGTTCAGGCTCCGGCTCGTTCTCAGCCGGCACCCCCAGCATGTCCGGCCGCCACCGGCCCTGCTGCACCAGATGGCCGCCCTCCCGGTTGCACTCCGCACACGCCGGGATCAGATGACAGCAGCGGCTCCCCTCAACATGCACGTGCATCGCCAACGGCGGGTTGTGATCCAACGTCGTCGCCGGCCGACGTTTGCAATGCGCGCACAAAACCCCGGCCCCGAGCTGCATCCGCCGGATCCGCTGATACCTCGCCCCATAAGCCGGCGAACTACCAGGCATCAGCCGCAGGGGGGAAAGAAGAGCAAAAGT